AATGGAAATTTTTTTTTCTAAAAACCATAAGGGCGAGTGGTATATTTCTACAGAAGGTCGCATTAAATATAAAACAAAATACGCAGAGAATGTATTATCTGCGGAATGTTTGTGTACACATAATGGTTATCCTACAATATCGTTTGGCAAAAAAATTTTATACTGTCACATTTTGTCTTTTAAAACTTTCTACCCTGAAAAATACGCTGCCAAAAAAGACGATGACGAAATTCTACACATCAATGACGATAAACTAGATTTTCGGCCGACTATGCTTTACTTGGGAAGCAAGACCCAAAACAGACTTGACGCCTATAACAACGGTAGTTATGACAATACGAAGATAGCACGCAAACCAGTGGTGTCGTACGTTGACGGTGTCCTTGAAAAGGAGCACGAGAGCTTGTCTAGTGCCATAAAATACCTCAAAGACAACGGGTTTCCTTCTGCGTCGGCAACAAACGTGGGAAGTGTAGTTGGGGAAAACAAAATTCGCTATGGGAGGACGTGGGAGTAAAATGTCGATATATTTATCGACGTTTTGATTTCGTTCAAAACTTAATAAAAAAATACTCATACACACTACATGCGTTCAGGCGTTATTTACATTGCAGCGGAGACGTACACTTCGAGTAGAGCAATCATCGATTGGTCTGACCACACCGACACTCGCTATGTGTACGACACCGTGAAGATGCGACTACCGTCTATCGTATTTGTGCACTCGGTGGATGTTGAGGCTGATTTCCGAGCCGTCATGGATATGATGCGAGCGCACGACCTCATAAAAGGCGAGAACGAACTCAAGAATACGGGTATGTGCATAGACATCCTGAACGATTTCTTCAAGAGCAAACTGAGCGATAACATCGAACAGGAAATAGATGATGCAACACGCATGCTCATAGATGCGATCCTGCGAGACTCCCCTTCGTGTCAAGACACCATGTAAAAATATATTGTATAATAAACCAAATGCCAACGACTGGCGCCGCCGCGCCCCTTTGCTTCCAAAGAATCATCAACGCAAGTCCCTCAGAGCTTGACGAAGCGTTTCGCGGAAACCTTGTACTAACCGAACGTGTGAGCGACGCTCTGGAATTCAGATCCTACGACCTAAAAACGCACCTCGTCCGCGGATACGTGAACCCGGCAAAGGTTTGCGAGCCAGTGCGGTGGAACGTAATTCAAATTTGTGACTAATACGCCTAATTTCTGTAAAAATAATGTAGCAACATCAAAGAATGGTCATAGGAATAGATCCAGGCACCCTTAACCTCGCGCTCTGCCAGGTTGATGATGATAAAAAAATCAAAAACTGGGCAGTGATTCGCATTAATCCAGATGCTCAAGGAATTTACAAAGGCCTCAAAGATATAAAATTCGACGATTGGTTTTTCGAGAACGAGATAGTCGCCATCGAAAGGCAACCATCGAAAAATCCCCGCGCCGTTCGTATCCAACATTACATTGAAATGTTTGTCGCGACGATTGGAGGAGACGTGTATTGCATCGACCCGAAGCACAAACTCTCATACGCAAGCACCACCACCTGGTGGCCCTCGCGTGACGTGAACGCCTGGACGTACAACGAACGCAAGAAGCTCTCCGTAGAAACCGTCACTGCTTTCCTCAATGACACCGAGCAAGACCCCGATTTCGTTGAGATGTTCCAAAAGTCGAAGAAAAAAGACGACCTCGCGGACGCTCTGCTCCACGCCCTCGCCTACATGAACATCCGACCGATGCTGAAGACTCGTAGTAGGTCGGCGCGGAACATCAAAGCTGTGAAACCCGCTGCGGCACATACAAAGTCCGGGAAATACACCCAAGGTGGGCTGAAGTTTATTGCGAAGAATGCGTTGTCGTCATTCGATATCTTTCAAATGACACTGGAAAAAATTGATGGTGCTTGTGCGTCGGCGTGTCGCCATTTTGAAACTCTTGAAAATTCCTATATTCAGCTGGGCGGTCAATAATTATATTTTTATATATTAAATGTCTAGTGTTTACATCCTTGGCATTATAGCAATCGTTTTGGTCATTATACTCATGATGAGGCGGAGAGAAACCTTTGAACCCAATGCTGACTTTGATACACTGAATTTCATCAAATACTCGCCTTCTAAACCGAATGCCGTCATCTACCAGAATATGTACCAGCCGACGTACACGCCAAAGATTAAGTACGGCGGCCGTGTGCTTGCGTGCCCCCCTGGTACCACCGATGTTGGGGCTAAGTGTCTTACAAGTGCATACGGACCTCTCGTAAACGGAAAGTGCCCGGCAAACATGATTGAGAACAAATCTCTTGATGTGAACATGCAATGTAAGGCAAGAATAAGCAAGCGCAAACTCATCAACGGTGTGCTCAAGTGCTACGAGACCGAGATAGACACGGACGACCTCCATTGTATGTCGGGCAATGATACTGTTTTTACGACACGGGAGATTTACAACGGCAAATGGAAGTGCCCCTCCGGTACTGAGGATACCGGTTTCACCTGGGACGATGGACAAAATATGTTGAGACAGTGTAGGATTCTCCCGTGATTACATTGACGGAATCCAGAAGTAGTCGTCGAAGAACGGGGTCTCTCCTCTCAGGCACGCTATAACAGCATTGTGGTAGACGCGGTCCCCCGGGACGTTGTCAACGCACACAAACTTTCGGATAGAAAAGCGGGACGTACAAATGCTGACAAATCCCTTTCCGGAATACTCAATCGGTTCAAACGTAATGTCCCGCTGGTTACGAACCTGGCGCTTGGCGGGCTGAGTGGCGGTTTTTTTATTCTTGCGCTCTTTCGCCTCTCGCGCGAGCTGCTTCTTGTAGACCGCCCATTGGTCGTCATTCATTATCATGCAGCCGCCCGCGGGAGCAGGAGGGGCATTTGGATGGGACGTAAAAGAATCCAATATGCTGCTGACGATGTCCTGGTTCATAAGGGCAGAGCACCCGAGCATACGGAACATCGTGGACATTTTGAAGAATATGTATATATTTTTCAAAACATTGTATTTATACCCCGCATACACCAGGGTCAAACGACAGACTCAGTGACGTCTCGCGGCAGTCAGGAAACTCGCCACGTTCTTGTTCGCGGCCCTTCCCCCGACGCGAGAAACGAGCATGGGTTTCTTCTTCTGCTGCGAGCTGAAATGCGTCTTTGCGTCCTCGAGCGCCTTGCGGAGCGCGGGCTCGCTCTTGGGGCTAAGGCTCTGGGCCATCTTTATCTGCCGATACGCACGGTCGTACACATTTTTGTACGTGTCTTTCTTTGGGTCGTATCTGAACAAGATCTGCCAACTCGGTGCCATTTGCGCGACGATATAATTACAAAATATTATATATTGACACTCGCTCCCATAAAAACACGGGCGATGTTCATATTCCAACAAATACAACAATGACTTCTGCTTCCGTGGCCGTTCTCCAATTCTCCATGACTTCCTCTACCGAGGACAACATGTGGGTTGCGGAGAAAATGGTCCGGAATGCCGCAGCGAACGGCGCAGAAGTCATTGTCCTCCCAGAGCTCTTCAGCATGCGCTATTTCTGCCAGGAACAGAACCCCCGGTGGTTTGACCACGCGGAGACCTACGAAGAGTCCGAGGTAGTGACCCGGTTCGCGAACCTCGCGGGTGAGCTCGGGGTCGTCACAATCATTCCTTTCTTCGAAAAGGACGAGAACGCGTATTACAACTCGGTGGCGGTGGCTGACGTTGATGGTGCCGTCGTGGGTGTCTACCGCAAGACACACATCCCCCAGGGACCATGCTACAACGAGAAGTATTACTTCCGCCCGAGCGACAACAAACTCGGCGTCGCTGACACCAAGTTTGGCAGGATTGGGGTTTTGATCTGCTGGGACCAGTGGTTCCCAGAGGCCTCGCGCATCCTAACACTCCTTGGTGCGGACCTCATCGTGATGGTGACTGCCATTGGCAGCGAGCCCGACTTTCCCAACGGCGAATCGTACCTACACTGGGCGAGGACTATCCAGGGGCACTCCGCGGCAAACGGCATCCCCATCGCCGTGGCCAACCGCATCGGCCGCGAGCGCTTCGGTCACACGAAGATCGATTTTTACGGTGGGTCTTTTATTACAGACAACAAGGGTTCTATCGCGGTGCAGGTTGGCGGCGACCCCCAAGGAAATGGTGGTGTGGACCCCGAGCCGGTGATGATGAAGGGTTTCGCGAAGACTTCATTTGACAAGAAGGAGAACGCCCGTTTCCGTGCTATGTGGGGACTGTTCCGCGACCGTCGCCCGGAACTGTATGGGGAAATTGTTCGCCAGGGGTAGAAAAAGTATATTTGTAAATACTTGTAAAACAAAATCAGCATACATTGTCATTAAGGATCTTCCAGGTTCTATCATAGCGGATGCCACTGTCTTTCAGACCAACTTGAATACCTGACATACTAGCACGTTGATATCCGTTTTGCCGTAAGTAGTCCACGGCGCTCGTAAGACTACGATGTTCTTTTTCAAACTCACCGTCTAAATATGACGCTACAGACCTGCGTTTTGTTTTTGCATTGTCACGACTTCCGTTTCTATGCGCATCAAATTGATTTTGAGAATGAGTTCCGAGATACAACATTCTCGGGCGGAAGTCAAACTTGTTATCCTCACGATGAAGAACATATTCATTGACTTTCTTAACGGCATATTTCTCCGGGAAGAACGTCTTAAATGCGATAATATGGCAACAATGGTGTTTGTTTGAAAATGTAATAGAAGGATACGAACCCAACAAGCTTAAATTTTCTGAAACAATAATATTCTCCGCGTGCTCTGTTTTGTATTTCACACGTCCTTCGGAGGATATGTACCACACACCTTGTTTGTTCCGAGACTCTTCGACAATTCTCCATTCTTCTTCGGGGAGATCTTCGAAAACTTTGTATTGAAATCCATAGTATTGTTGCCTAGCATAGTGACGTATAATACCACTTGTATACGAGTGTCCGTGCGGGCTGAGTTCATCCTTCAAAAACTCGGCCCATTCGTTTGCTGTTTTTTCAATACCGTCCTTCACAATGATAAATGCGGATTTGTAATCTGCAGGTCTTTCTTGGTTTATTGTTTGCCCACTCTTGGTTAACCAACGAATATTCTTGAGCACGTCATTGCGACTATCCCGGTCAACGTGGTCCACAGTGTAGGCATTCGTTGGAGGGTTTCCTAAAAATGTTGACGCGATGGCACGTGAAACTGTAATTTTACGTTGCGTTCCGTCATTATCACGAATAGTGACCCTACTGTACCTTTTACCATGTTGAGACATAACGTTTCCCGTTTTGATATTCGTAACCACGCCGTTCTCATTTATGGTATAATTATCGAATGTCTTGTGCTCGCCGTTTATTGAGTAATACTCGAGAGTTTTCATATTTACATACGAGTAGTGTCTTTTGTTTAAATTGAAGATATGTCAATATGACCATTCGACCTCCTTTTCTCGCATTTTAGTTGTGTGTGTTTACAAAGTGTTTACATCTCAAACTTGCGGGCCTCGGGATTCTTCAGCCACTTAATCTTGGTAAAAAGGCACAGGAAAGAAGTTTTCACAGGCATGCGAGTCATTGCCGCGTCGCCGTTGGTCCTGGAGTTCCATGCATAGTTGTATTTCCCGAGAAAACGGGTCTCGGTTTGTTCGGCAAGGACAGCCGCGAGCTCCATGTCCCGAGAGCTTAGCTTGTCGCGCGGGATGATGTACCGAATACGGCGGTACACGACAAAGCCATTCTTGACTGCGGTATCCATGAAATGCGCAATGTGGTCTCCGTTGTACAGATACTTCGAGTGCCGCTGCTTGGCATTGCACGTCGTGCCAATGTACGTCTTGTACCGCTTGCCCCCGATGCGAGAGGCGACCGCAAACTCGTACACGGCAGGGACGGACAAGATGTCGCCGTTTACGTTATGGCGCTGCGCCTCGGAGAGCGCCCCCTGCAGAGACGCGTTGGGAAGGAGGAACGGCTTCCACACGGAACCCTTAAAAACGCGCTTGTAGTACGAGAACATGCCGGGGCTGATCTTCTCGCGACGCGGGAAGTCAAATGCCAGGGGGCCGTAGTTCATACCCATGGTGATTGGTGGCAAAGTTTGTTGGTTGCTTTGAGGCAAGGGAGGATGTTTTGTTTGGTGAAAAGTGTGGCCAGAGGTATGCTTTTGTAGATCAGTGTACTCCGGGGTAAAATGACAAATGACAACTGACAACTGACAAATGACATCTGACAAATGACAACTGACAAATGACAACCGAGATCTTTATTTAATCACTCTCCCGATCAGAACACCATCTTTACATTAATGTCTATCATCTCCGCAACCTCATACGCAACCGCCCACGAGACCATGAGCTCCACCAACTACTCCACCGCTGTGTCTATGGAGAGCTTCTTCGATGCTCACGAGACCATGCCCGAGACCATGATGATGCCGGAGTGGCTCATCGACGTTGAGGCTAAAAATGCCAATGACATCAAGGCCATCATGGCTTCGCTCTCTGAGCGCGAGAAGATCGAGACCGTGGTATATCTATTTATGCAGGTCAAGCACTACCGTGCCGGCGACTATGATGCCTACGTTGGTGATGACGAGTTCTCTTATAACGAGCTCGCCCTGTTTTCTCCTTACGCCCTGATTGATGCTGCGTTCTCCAACGACGTTGCTATTTATAAGCAGGCGCCCGAGCGGTCCGGCAAGACCCTGCAGCTCCTCCTCGACACCCTGATTTGTGTGCACCGTAATTGGGTTGGCATGATTGGCGTTGGTTCGCCCAGGGACAACGTGATCGGTGTTTACAATGGTCTTGACAAGGCTTGGAAGGGTTTTGAGAACTTCATCTCGGCCCACTACCCCAAGACCAACGCGGCGTTCAAGGACGTCTTCGGTAAGTTTATCTACGGCCCTATGTTCAAGTTCTTTGACGGAAGCAGCACTTCTTTCGACCCCGAGGACATGGGCTTCATCCTCAGTGACAAGATCATTCCCGTGTTCTCCGCGATGAAGCCCCAGCCCATCAAGGCAATGTTCAAGGTTTTCAACGCTATCAAGGCCGCCGGTAAGAGCTACTTTATTAACCTTGACGAGGCCGACTCTGTCAT